TTCCAGCAACCGCCACAAGTGTACCAATTGAAAGAAAGATATTGAACTTCATTAGAGCCTCCAATGAGGTCTCTTTTGCTTCTTTTTTCTCTTGTCGTTCCATCAACCAAGTCGCAAATCGCTCAGTCTTTGTTTGTTTTACTTCTTCTTCTTCAGAGGTCATCTTGGCTTCTCTCCTTGATTAGTGCCATTATTGCCCGATCGTCTGATATTTCCATTGGCGATAGAATGACCAGGTAATTCGCCTCATCATCAGCATCGAGATTTGTAATGTATAAATCACGAACGACCAAATGATTAGGATCTAGAATCGAATATCCGCTGTAAACGTTTGTAGCATCAACGCCTTTAGACCATCCAATCTGATTGGTATCAGATGCATCGGCTTGTGTAACAGCGTTATCACTTAGACTCAGAACGCATTTTGGGTCTTCTTGGGCGTTAGGGTTTGCAGGCCATACAACAAACGATTCAACCTTCATTGCATGATTGAATCTACCATCGTCGATGATGAGACGCTTCTGTGAGTTTGGATCTACACGACCTCGGAGAGTGTGAACGTTGTTCATCTCTTTCCGCCTCGCTTTGCTTCTTTGTGTGCTAACTTGACGAGTTTCTTGTGAGTCATGCCCTTGCGCATTTTGCCACTCTTGAGCATTGCTTTACGTCGGAGACGCTTGTATGCTGCTCCATAGCGACGGGAATATGCTGAGACTTTACGCTTCTTGGGCTTCTCAGGTTCATCAGCTGAAGAATTCATCATTTCCAATAGTGGCGCTATTTGCGGGTTTTGCATAATCAGCAATTGCATTAGTATCTCTTTGTCCATCTTATCTACTCCTTGTGTCCTTAACTAAGTGCATCCCGATCGCAATCGAGGTGGCGGTTGCTCGGAGACGCACGTCAGAACTGGTGACAGCCACCAATAAGGCGGCGTTCCGCAATGCGGTATCACCCTTCTCCGAACAACCACCATTGGAACAATCTTTGTCGTGTGACTGGCATGCTTTGTCTAAAGCATCTATGGGCTTAACCTCTGGATAAAGGAAATAATCGGATGCAGGGACATTCTTCCCATGAGTCCAATTAGGGCCGCAGTAGTTGCCGTGAATCTTCAATGTATCACCCTCATTGTTGAGAGAGTGCGAGAGCCATAGCAGCGGATTGGCTGAGAGTCTCAACTGTGCATTCAAGAATAACATCAACGGTTGGAGAACCACCGAAATCTGCTTCATTGGCTAATTGGCCTGCAAGATAGATCTGTTCGACACCTACGAGATAACCATTGGTGTAAACATCTGGAGATGTATCGGAATCGGTTGTCATGACTGTAGGTGGTGCAAGAGATGGAGCGCCAGAAGGTACGCCGTACCCTACTTGTAGGGCTCCCGATGCTATCAAGGACTTATCAGTCAAATCGACAATAACAGTTTGTCTCTGTGTGGTCAATTGGAATTCACACATTGATGTATGGGCGTTTGCCTGAGCAGATGGCCCGACTCGTGGATATTTGACAGAAACTCTGTGGATCTTGAGGATTGATTTGCCGAGGGCATCTACGTAGGCCCCCAAATCTACAGATGTATCTGCATATGTGTTTGAAACTGGTACTTGTGCTCGGATAAAGAAACTGTCTGTCTTAGCCATACCCTATCATGACTGGTAGGTAGTTTATAGTTAATGCTGTCTCTGTCCTTGAACATCTGTACTGTCGTATGGGTCGGATTGGGACGTAGTCCCCCGAATCTGTACTTTTATCCTACAATCTTGAGATACATACATATGTATCTTCTACTTCGGCAATACATGTGCGTCGTATGCAACATCTGTTTTGAGGCCTACAAGTGTCGAAATGCCATGATTATGGTCGTTTCAGAGAAGAATAAACCGTATTTACATTGGGAATGTGATGTAAATTTCAAGATGATGAGTGGATGTAGGAAGTGTCAAGGATGACTGAATGTGATTGGTGTGGTGAATCGTGGGAAGTTTCCGTAGGTGGAATCATTACGATCCATGAGAAAGCACCTCTTGAGGAATACATGGATGATGAAATCTACAACTTTTGCTGTTACAAATGCCTCGCAAGGTGGGTTGAACTATGAGAATCGCACGTACATTCACAATCGATATTGATTTGGCTCAAGAACTGCGTCGCAAGGTGAATCAATCAGAGACAGTAAATCGTGCTTTGAGAAAATACTTGGCAAGTGATGATGAATTCGATTTGAGAGATGTTACGATCGGACAACTTCTTGCAGCATTACAAACAAGATTCGACCAATTCGATGCTGAATACAGTCTGATTCAAACTCTCATAGCCATGTGTAGGCCATCATGAGATAGTTTGCAGCAGTACTTCCAGCAACCGCCACAAGTGTACCAATTGAAAGAAAGATATTGAACTTCATTAGAGCCTCCAATGAGGTCTCTTTTGCTTCTTTTTTCTCTTGTCGTTCCATCAACCAAGTCGCAAATCGCTCAGT